TTCCTGACGAAATCTACACCTGGGCCAATGGTCGTTGGACCAGTGCCAGCGGCCAACAGGTCATCGCCGGCACACCATTGCACAACAGTCTTTCACAGGATGCCGCAGGCAAAATCAAGTCCACCACAGTTTCGCAGGCCATATGATGAGATTACTAGAAGGTGGCAACGTATTCAAGGATGATCAAGGACAGGTCATCACGCAACGCATAGCGCAAGCCGACATCATGCCCACTGTGCAGTGGCTAGAACCCATCACTGGCATTGACTTTACCACAGAAAAAGACTCCATAGATGGACAACCGGCACGCTGGTTGGGTTCCACCGGTCGCAAGGAATCATCAGGTGATCTGGATCTGCAGATAGATGCCACAAAAATCTCCAAAGAACAATTGATAGATCGACTGCGAGATTGGGCCAAACAGCAAGGAGTGGATCCACAACGCTACATCAAGAAGTCCGGAATATCTGTGCATTTCCTCACTGCCATTGGTGGTGACCCACGTCGTGGGTTTGTGCAGACCGATTTCATGTTCGCAAATAAACCACGCTGGAATCAGTTCGTGTTGCGTAGCGATCCGGCCAGTGCCTACAAAGGTGCCCTGCGCAACATCATGATCAACTCCATGGCCAAATCCATGGGTTTCAAACTCAATCAGAATGATGGTATCGCAAATCGCAACACCAATGACATTGTCACCGACGATCCAGACGCGGTGGCCAAACTGTTGCTGAATCCCACCGCATCGGCCAAAGACCTCTATTCCGTGGAGAGCATCATGCGTGCTCTCAAAATGGATCCAAACAAAGACAGCAAGATAGCAGACTTCCGTGCGCACATGGAACGTGAAGGCCAGCCCTTTGATGAAAATTTAGAAGAAGCCGAAGTGCATTTCTTGGCTCGCCTGCGCGACAGGATCGTGAATCAGGGCATGCAAATCATCGCTGAAGGTGTGCGCATCGAGCATCCCGAAGACATGGTATTTGACATGGGCAGTCGCGGCGCACAACAAGCACTCACAGGCATTGTAAATACCGCACAGCAACCAGACACTGCCACTGTGAAATGGGATGGCAAACCCGCTATCATCTTTGGTCGCAAATCCAACGGTGATTTTGTGCTCACTGACAAGGCCGGTTTCCTGGCCAAGGGCTATGATGGTCTGGCCACTTCGCCTGATATGATCGCCCGCATCATGACTGCCAGAGGCGGCGAGCGTGGCGAACTCATAGGACTATATCAAAAACTGTTTCCGTTGTTGAGAGCAGCCACACCTCCAGATTTCAGAGGCTATGTTCAAGGAGACTTGCTCTACAGCGCACAACCTCAACAAGAGAATGGCAAATGGGTGTTCCAGCCCAACACAGTGAAATATTCAGTGGATGCTGACAGCGATCTTGGTCGCCAGATCGCGGCCAGTGATGCCGCAGTGGTCGTCCACACACAGTTAGATGCGCCAGGTGCGGCAGCCACTCCCATACGTGCGGCGGCACTGAAGCCGGTTCCGGGCCTGTTGATCTTGGACCCCAGCCTGCGAGAACCACAGCAAATAAAACTCGACGCCAAGACCGTAAAGAAAACACAGGATCTACTGAAATCCAAAGGTGCGGCCATAGATGCGCTGTTCAACCCTGCAGAACTGCGTGCCCGCAAGATCACCAACTTACCACAGTTGATGAAACAGTATATCAACACCCGTGTGCGTGCTGGCAGTTATGATAACTTGATACAGGGATTTGGTCCCTGGGTGCAGGAACGAGAACCAGCCAAGGCACCGCGCATATTTGAGTGGGCCAATCTCAACAAACAGGGCGTGGCCGCTGTGTTCCAGACATTCTTGGATCTCAGCGCCTTGAAGAATCAAGTGGTGCGACAGTTAGACAGCCAAGCACATGATGTGCAGGCATCCATCAACGACGAGCCCGGACACGAAGGTTATGTGGGCCAGGGCATGAAATACGTGGATCGCATGCGTTTCAGCCAAGCCAACTTTGCCCGCAACAATCCTGATCTAGCCTGATAGCCCCCGATTTCACCATTTCGGTATAAATAAAAGTAGGCCCGCTAAGGCCACTTATTAGGAGATTTAAAATGGCACAATTTACACGCACCAATGGTGATTCGCAACCAGTATTCGCGCTAGACACACAGAATGGTCCAGTCGCACCTTCCACTTCGTTGGCCGGTGTTCCTGTCCAGCCTCAAGGTCCAAAACTTGACTTCTTCCGTGCAGTTGCTAACAACAGCATCAACGGCGAAGGCGGTGTAGCAGAATACGTTGCAAACGTGATCCAGGCTATCCAGCAAACATCCACAGTTGCTATGTATCAAGTTGACGGCGTAGCATTGTCAGTGGCTGTATATCCTACAGGCGCATTTGCAAACGCTGCCGCTTTCTTGTCAGCAGCCAACATCACCTACACAGGTTTCCAGTTAGACTCAGCCACAAACGCTGGTTTCAAACTCACAACCTAATCTGTAGTTTTGGTATAGAAGAAACCCTAGTTCTTTAACTAGGGTTTTTTTGTGGCTTAAATACCCGCATGGCAGATCAACGATACGTATATGAAAGTCCTGATGGTGGACACACTATCTATCGCAGGCATCCTGGCAAACTGGATAGAGAATTGGTATCCATCGATCAGGAAACCCAGGACAAACTGGCTGCCTTGAAAGAAGACAAACTGTGGGGCGATATACGGCGCAGAGCCCAGCAAGATCCTGCCCTACAGCAGATGTTGGATCAACTACGGATCTACTACAGTCTCAAGTATGCAAAAGATTGAATGCTATACCTTGTTTGATATCACTGCTACTGGGATAAATGGGCACGTCAAAGCCGCACAGTTTCCTTATGTGAGTCGCAACGGACTGACCATGGCAGACCCAGCGTCCTTGGCACGAGCACGCAATCAACAAAGGAATTTTGACACCTTATTGCAGTTGATCGGACTGCGCACCCAAATGTTCAATGTCAGCGATCCCACTGTGCAGGACACAGGGCCCTTTGGCAATCAACGAACCTGGCACTTTGATTTTGAGATAGAACCGCAGGCGCAATGGTTGGTGGATGGTGATGAATTTTGGGTGCTTAAACAGGACAGTGACAGCACACCCATGATCATTGATCTAGAAGAAACATCTGATCTCGAACCCAGGATCATAACATTAGGGGACAGCCCCAACACCATATATCATGCCTAAATCTATAAATAAATCCATAACGAAGGAAGATCATGGTCACGACCACGGACATCGAAAAGAAAAGCCTAGAAACTCACGTGGAACTGTGCGCGGAGAGATACAAGTTTCTGGAAGAAAAACTGGAAAACGTGGAGCAAAAGGTAACACAGACCGAAACCGTGATCAGAGAGATTCACGACATGATGCAAAGAATGGCCGACAAGCGCACGGATCAGATCATATCGTGGGGCATAGGAATAATCGGGTTCCTGCTGGCCAGCCTGGGCTGGATGATAACCACATACGTGATCAAATAATCATAGACCGCGTGGAATCCACGCTGGATCGCATAGCAAGACAGGTATTTGCCAATCCCAACTCAATACTGCCAGTCAACGATGGGTATCAAGCATTTGGACGCTATACTATCGTCAAACAGGCCCAGTATTTTGAAGTGTATCGTGGAGCCACATTGGCCGCATGCCCCAGTTCTGCACGCCTGGCCCTGGCATGGTGCATAGCCGACAAACTGGGCAAATTCACCCTCACACAAGAGATCATGCTGTTTGATCAAGAAATAGAACGCCGCAGAGATGAGATCAGATATTTCCGGCACATGATAGAAACCACCACAGACACTGAGCGTAAATATGTGCTGGAAGACAGATTGCAACACAGCCACACACGCTTGAAGTGGTTGCAAGAACACTTGGACAAATGCGTAAATCTGGCTAAATACTGGCAACAAAAAGGATTCAAAGATGAAACTGCAAGAATTGGACTCAAAAACCAAAACACAACAAACACGCAAAGTGCTTGAAAGTTACTTTGGTCAACAGTTAGACGTCGGCGCTGTCAGCGTCAAGACGGCCAAAGAGATGTTGAAAAAAATCCGCGGGCTGATCCGTGAGCATCGTGGCACACCACAATTCCATCGCAGTGAAAAGAATCCTGCTTATCTAAAGATGGTGGTCATGGAACAGGCTCTAGAGTCCAGGATACGAGAATCTCAACCTGGTGCCGCTCCTGGCATGGCCATGGCACAACAAGATCCACGACAGGCCGCTGCCGCCGCACAAGCAGACGCCAAATCTATGTCGGGCGGAATACGCAAAGCCGCTGCCGCCACTGGCACGCAGGCCAATCCTTTGGCTCGCGCAGTATCACAGGCCGCCCTGGGCAAGACCTTGGATCAGACCCAAAAGAAAGCCATGGCAGGTTTTGCCGCTGGCATTGGTGCTGCCATGAAAGATCCTCAGCAGGCCACACGTCTACAACAGATGTTGAAAACAGCCACGGCATCAGCCATGGAAGGCAAACGAGCACGCCGGCTCAAAGAAGCCAGCGAGATACAACAGGCTCAAGTGGTATTGGCCGCACAAGACATGGTTGACCAAGTTCAAAAAATGATTGAACAAGTTTCGGCCATGCAGTTCAAAGATTTGCCAGCACTTGTAGATTCGATCCGTAACGATCTTGGTATGGATCAAGCACAACAGTTTAACAATGATTGCACAGCCGCACTACAAGGTCTCATCCAGGGCCTCCAGGGTTCCAAGACCCAGCTGGAAACCGCACAAGGTGTGCTCACAGGTCAAGCCCCAGTGGTTCCCGGACAAGATGCTGGCGCCGCAGGAGCCGCTACCCTTCCTACCGGAGATGTATCCGGTGCTGACACCGGTGAAACTCCAGACCTCAGCCTAGATGCCAATCTCGATGTAGATGCTGAAGAACTACCAGCCCGAGCATTAGGCCGCGAGCGTAGATAACATGCTGATCCGAGAGTTCCAGGATCCCTCAGTGCAGAGACTGGCCGCCATAGGCCAGTTTTTGCTCAAACGAGCCCAGGACACAGCCGCGGTCAAACCTTACAATGTAGATGCCTTTATAGATCTAGCCAGAGAAAATGGTATCAACATGGATCGGGAACGCTTGATGACCTTGTCTACGCAACCACCACTCAACAATATCATCGCCAATATCCAGGGTGATGATATCATCTGGAAAGGTTCCCAAACCATCACACCAGATGGCGAAACCATGTCAGTGGATCAAGCCCGCAAAAAAGTCAACCAAATGGCCAAACGGGCCATTGACATCAAGTAAATACTACTGTATACTAACATAGGAGGTAGATATGGCTTATTCAGAAAAGGTCATTGATCACTATGAAAACCCCCGTAATGTTGGTGCTCTTGATAAGTCTGATCCTACCGTTGGCACTGGTATGGTTGGGGCACCTGCTTGCGGGGATGTAATGAAATTACAGATCAAGGTGGACGATGATACAGGTATTATTACAGATGCACGCTTTAAAACGTATGGCTGCGGATCGGCTATCGCGAGCTCGAGCCTGGTCACAGAATGGGTCAAAGGCAAAACCCTTGATGAAGCAGGAACAATCCGAAACAGCCAAATCGCAGAAGAACTAGCATTGCCACCAGTCAAGATCCACTGCTCCATCTTGGCCGAGGATGCCATCAAGGCTGCCATAGAAGACTATCGCAAAAAACATGATCACAGTCACTGATGAAGCGGCCTGCCGCGTTAAGGAAAACATCGCCCGACGTGGACGC